CTCTAACACTCATGAACTATATAGAGACAATGGTCAACGAAAATTTAGACGACCAAAAAAAGATTATTGACAATATTAAAAATTTTTACAATTGGAGTGAATAATTATGCAGTTAGAAGTTTCAGTTGATCAATTACGCAAAAACAAATTGTTTATTGCCACACCCATGTATGGTGGTATGGCGCATGGTATGTACTTAAAAGCATGCCTTGATTTACAAGGAATATGCGCTCAATATGGTGTTGAGGTTAAATTCTCATTTATTTTTAATGAATCATTAATCACAAGAGCCAGAAATTATCTGGTCGATGAGTTTCTTCGATCTGAGAATTTTACACACATGGTCTTTATAGATGCTGATATTCATTTTGATCCACGAGACATCATTGCATGTTTAGCTCTTGATAAAGATATTATAGGCGCTCCATATCCTAAAAAATCTATAAAATGGGGAACTATTAAAGAAGCAGTTAAGCGACATCCCGATATTGAAGTTGCTGAACTTGAAAAACTTGCAGGTGACTTTGTGTTCAATCCAGCACCAGGAACAGTTAAATTCAGTGTTGCTGAACCGATTGAAGTTCTTGAAATTGGCACAGGGTTTATGATGATCAAACGTCATGTGTTTGATCAATTCCGCGATCGATATCCAGAATTACGATATAAGCCAGATCACGTGGGTCAAGCAAATTTTGATGGTGCTCGTTATATTCACGCATATTTTGATACTGTAATTGATCATGGTAAGAGCGATCGTTATTTGTCTGAAGATTATATGTTCTGTCAATGGTGGCGTAACATGGGTGGTCAGATTTGGCTTTGCCCTTGGATGAAAACACATCACATTGGAACATATGCATTCACAGGTGATATGCCAGCCATTGCTAATTACGTTGGTGCACTCTAAGTAAAAATAAATTATGATTGTTGGACTCGTTGGCTTTATTGGAGCAGGAAAAGGCACAGTCGCTGATCTCTTGGTAAAGCGACATAATTTCTATAAAGAAAGTTTTGCCACTAGTGTTAAGGATTCTTGCGCTGCAGTTTTTGGTTGGGATCGTACACTGCTTGAGGGTGATACTCCAGAATCGAGAGTATGGCGTGAACAATCTGATCAATGGTGGTCGAAGAAACTTGGTCGCGAATTTTCACCACGACTTGCATTACAGTTGATGGGTACAGAAGCAGGGCGCGATGTATTTCATCCTGATCTTTGGGTTCATACAGTGTTGCGTCGATGTGAACTTGAACCTGAAAGAAATTATGTGATCGCAGATGTCAGATTTCCAAATGAAATCAATGCCATCAAAAATTCTGGAGGTAGTGTTATTCGTGTTCGTCGTGGCGATGACCCTGAATGGTATAACTTAGCAAGAGATTGCAATTCACGCAATAAACTTGAACTAATGCATAATGCATATCCAGATGTACATTATTCAGAGTGGGCTTGGATTGGTACGCATTATGACATTGTGATGGATAATAATTGTGATTTGAATGAGTTGACTCTAAGAGTTGACAAAATAGTTGATTCGTTATATAATAATGTAGAGCAAATTGAGGATATTAATTATGAAACTTTCTGAAGGAACTATAGCAATTCTTAAAAACTTCTCGACTGTAAATCAAAGTTTACAATTTAAGTCGGGAAATATTCTTAAGACCATTTCACCTCTCAAAACAATTTTTGTAGAAGCAACTATAGGAGAAAATTTTCCTAAAGAGTTTGCTCTTTATGATTTAAATAAATTGCTTGCAAAGGTATCGCTTTATAAAGAGGCGCATCTAGATTTTGATGAAGATAAAATCAATATCTCCACGGAGAACAAAAAGAAATCAGATTTTATTAAATACTGTTCACCTAAAATTATAATCACTCCACCTGAAAAGAGTATTACAATTGGTGAGGCTGATTGTACATTTAGTTTGTCGCAAGAAGATCTAGATTGGATGAAGCGTTCAGCAGGAATTTCTGCTTCACCAAACTTCATTTTTGAGAGTGATGGTTCCACAATTCAATTCGTAGCAACTGACGTTAAGGATGATTCTGCGGACCAATCAAAAATAGAAATTGGAACTGGAGATGGTACTAAATTTCGTATTGTTATGAAAGTGGAAAACTTTAAATTAATGGATGGTTCGTACGACGTAGCGATTGCTAGAAAAGGTCTGGCGCAATTCAAACATAAAAGTATTTCGCTTGTATATTATATTGCAATTGAAGCGTCCAGTTCTACATTTGGAGAATAATCATGGCACTTGACAAAGCAAAGGTTCTGGGATGCCTTCAAGAAATCTCAAACTCACTTACTCGTATTGAATCGGAAAGAGATTTAATTCGAGAAGTTCTACAAAAAATGCAAGATGAGTGTGAAATCCCAAAGAAGTTGAGTCGTAAATTGGCGAGGACTTATCACAAACGTAATTATGAGGAGGAAGTTGCAGAGCAGAGCGACTTTCAAACCATTTACGAAAATGTGGCTAAATAAGTCTATCGGGGTGCGGCGTTCTTGCCGACGATACTATCCGCCAGACTGCTCATCGTGAGAACTCACCTTCTCCACCCCATCTTTTTATTATGAGGTTTTATTATGAACGAAGTGCTTTGGGTCGAGAGATATCGTCCTCACACTATCTCTGATTGTATTTTACCTGATGAGTATAAAACTGCCTTTCAGTCTTATGTAGATCGAAAAGAAATTCCTCATCTTTTGCTTTGTGGTGGTCCAGGCACTGGCAAGACTACAGTCGCAAGAGCATTGTGTGATGAGATTGGATGTGACTATCTAATGATCAATGGTTCAGATGAGTCAGGTATTGACACCTTTCGAACCAAAATCAAGAACTATGCCAGTGCGATGTCTCTTGGCGGTGGTAAAAAAGTCATTATTATCGATGAAGCAGATTATCTGAATCCAAACTCAACTCAGCCAGCCATGCGTGCTGCGATGGAAGAGTTTGCGCATAACTGTACGTTCATCATGACTTGTAATTATAAGAATCGTATCATCGAGCCACTTCATAGTCGATGCGCGGTAATTGAATTTAAACTTCGCAAAGAAGATAAACCGAAAATGGCTGCAGCATTTATGAAGCGTGCTGCTGAAATTCTCAACAATGAGAAAGTGCCGTTTGAGAAAGTGGTGCTGGTCGAGGTTGTAAAGAAATATTTTCCTGACTATCGTCGAGTGTTGAATGAACTGCAAAGATATTCTGTCAGTGGTAAGATTGATGCTGGCATTCTTTCCAGTATTGCAGATGTATCAATCAATGAACTTGTTACATCGCTCAAAGATCAAAACTTCAGTGCAATGCGAAAATGGGTTGCAGACTTTGGTGGTGATGATCCAGCAAAGATTTATCGTAAGATTTATGATAGTTTGTATGATATCATGGACAAGTCTACGATTCCAAATGCAGTCGTGATCCTTGCTCGGTATCAGTATCAAGCGGCATTTGTTGCAGATCAGGAACTAAATCTCACCGCATGTCTTACAGAGATGATGGTGGAGTGTAAATTCAATGGCTAAATGTGCAGTAGATGGTTGCAATATGACTGACTTACACAAGCATCATATTGATCCAGTTGTGTATGACCCACATGGTAACGGTCGTAAAAGAAAAAATTTAAAAATAGACCCCTGTTTTAATATTGATAAACGATTAGGTGATTGCACATTCAATGAAATTTTTTCTTATATGTTTTCATTGGGGTGTGTAAGTGAAAAAGAAACTTTAACTTTGTGCACATATCATCACAATATTATGCATGGTATTTTGAAATTTCAAAAGGCTCAGCACACAACTTTAATAAAAGAGGGCATCAAAAGGGCTAAAGAAAAAGGAATCCATATAGGTCGCCCATTTTCAGTCACAAAAGAAACTAGAGATAATATATGTGAACTGTATAAAAAAGGTGTTAGTGTTAAAAAAATTGCAAAACAACTTCGATGTGGAGTTGGTACAACAATTGATACACTAACAAATGTCGGCTTATATACGCAGCAAAAACAATCTTTTGAAAAAAACGAAATTATAAGAGATTCTATCAATGGCTGATCTATTTAAAGAAATCATTCCGTCTATTCTACAGACGAAAGAATATGCACTTCTGACAGAACAGGATGAAAAGTCATATTCATCTTTCATGGTAAACAGAGCACTTTCCTACCATCGCGATACAGTT